CGTATATCTCCTGTGCAGCTGCGTCTGCCTCGGCGCGTTCCTGTTCTCTTTGGTACATGGCGTTCTCGTATTCGAGACGCTTTACCTCTTTGAGCTGTTCAGTGGTCAAGCCTCTTTTAGCTGCTTCCTCTTCAAAAAGTGCGTCGTCGTTTTGGAGGGCTTCGAGTATTTTGTCGGGGTTTTCGTCCTCAATCCCATATCTCTGAGAAAGATACGCCGATAACTTAGACTGTCTCTCGAGTTTCTCCTCTAACTCCTGTTGTTTTTTGAAGCGTCTGTCAAGCTGGTCATCAAAGGATTTCTTAAATTCATCCTTGAACTCCCCATTGATGAGGTCTTTCCATTTCGCCTGATGGTCTGCTGCTGCGTCTACCTCCTGTTCAACTCCCTCGGGAGCCGCGATCGTTTCTGCGCCCTGTGCGCCTTCTCCGCCATCTGCGAAGATCTGTAGATTAAATCTGTACATATGTGCCTCCAGCGGTCTCTCCCGCGCGTCTTAGTCTCGAGTCTCTCCTCGGTGTCACCTTTTTGGTTTACACGGGTCTTTCCCCGGCGTCATATACAGTATAGCAAATAAAAATTTGCTTGTATCCCCTAATTGCCAAAAACTTTTTTAGCGATCTTTACGTTGTCCGGATATGCCTGCGCCACCCCTTTTAAGCCTGTTTCTATGCAGTGTATAACCGCTGCCGTCTCTGTGATAAACGGGTTATACTCAAAACATATCCTCGTTTTGTCAGGCTTTGTCTCGTGGGTAAAATGAGATATAAAAGGCTTGCCGTCAGTCTCGGCTATAAGCGTCTCTATAAGCACCGATACGGCAGCACATACGATATCTTTACCGGCGGGTGCATAATTTGCATGACCTGATAAAGTGATGTCGTATAGGTTGTTGCTTGATTTTATATTTATATCTATCATACCTGCGCCATCCCCTTCGCTTGTTCCTTAGCACCTTCAAGTCTTTCAGATCTTGGTCGTGCGCCGCCCAAATTGTCAGAGCTCATATCAGACGATCCTCGTCTGTTCGTCATATCTCCGGGGTTGACGCCTGCCATCTGCGGATTTATACCCATCATGGCTTGCAGCTGCGCCATCTGCATCTGCAGCTGTTGAAGCTGATCAAAAAGAGTTCCGTTGTTCTCTATCTTTTGGATAATCTTATCTTTGCCTTCAAACTCCATCATGTCTATACATGCAAGTGAAGCATCCGCATTCCCCGGAGCAAAGAATCCTTTGTCGTAAAACTGTAAGGCTAATTCGTTTTGTGACATTCTGGAATAGGTCGATTTTTTCGCCGCTGATACCGTGACATCAAATATCGGCATTCTTTCGCCGAGCTCTACGTCAAATTCCGTGCCCTGATCTTTGGGACGGATAGCCTGATTCGAAAACTCAGTAAATTCCTGTTCGCCTTTGTTTCCCAAAATCCTAAATTTACGGGGCTCGTCGTAAAACTGACGGATCAGCTCTATGACAAGTTCGCACTCATCCTGAAACGCTCTGTACGTTCCGCGGATCATGTCTCTCGATAATTTTGATCCTGCCTCTTGAAGCGCAGCAATAGCCGTCGCGGCTGTAACGCCTGACTGAGTAGAGCCTTGTGAGAAATCGCGGTTTCCTGATGTTTCTTTCAGCTCATCGATTTTAAACGACAAAATGTTTTGCACGGCTCCCGATACCTGTATCTGCTGAAAAGGAAGGACTGCATTTTCGATATTCCCCGCTACATGGATGATCTCCTTTGCCCAGTTGTTAAACTCTTCCTCATTTACCGAACCATCTCGAACGAAATATCTCTGTTTTCCCGCTTTGACGGAAGTCTCTAAGATCACCTGCTGCATCTTGTCGATGTACATCTGAGCGTCTTTCATGATGTCTATGTATCCAAAGCCCGCCGGTGATCCCTCCTCAACAAAGAGTCTGTCAAAGACGAACGGGTACTTGCCGTGATCGTAAAAACCTCTTTCGGCGTAGTTTTCATCGTTTTCGGAAGCATACAGTATTGTCGAGCCCACAAACTTACAATAGTGTAACACTTCCTTTGTGCCGTTGAATTTTTTGTAATACCAATCAATAACTGCGGTCTTGTCCGTGGTGTCCATCCCGTCAAGGGCAACATACTTTGTTAGGTCAAATTCTTTGTTGCCGAGGTTGTTTTCCTCTTCCCACGCCTCCGGATAGTTTTCTTTCAAAACGTCGTTATTGACAAGCTGGATGTGAAAAAGATCTCTTGATTCCTGGATGTCAGATATCCCCGGTTCCCAGAAGAGGTTTAGGAGATCGATTCTTTTTATATCGATATCGCCAAGCCCGTTGTTTTTTGTGGGATTCCACGCAACGATCTTTACGGCACAGCCCTGCTTTAACTTGTACCATGCGGCATCTGAGTAAACTTGTTCGTATTTGTTGTATTCAAGTACCACAGGAAGGATGGACGTGAGAGTCTTCGCCGCACTGTCATCCGATTCTTCTCTTGGCAGTACCATGGGCTCAGGGTAGTTGTCCATGATGTCGGCGTGTTTATTGTTGATTGAGTTATGGAGCCATGCTGATACAGGCTCTGCCATGTGTTTGTTTTTCCGATCTTCTTCGGATGCCGTGATAGCCCAGTGCCTTAAGCGCCACCACTCTTCATTATTTCGGATGCGGCTCTCTATGGGCTGTTTGAAGTCTTTGTATTCTCTCAATCGACCCTGAGCTTTGTACAGATCATCTTTTGTTAGGCGGAGTGCGCCTTCCTCTTTTACTTCTTCATCTTTTTCGGCGAATATCTGAAGATTCATGTTTTCCTCCTTAAATCCTATAGAATACTGCGTCTTTGTCTTGTTTATGCATATCAAGCGGATCGTCTCCGCTGATTTTTCTTTGTACGTTTGCCCTTGGTGAGATAGGAGATTCCATCAGTACATATCTGCACTCATCGTATATGTGATCCTCTGTCTCTGTATCGATATCCTCCACGTTTGACTCATCATACACAAGGGATGGAATCGTTCTGATAAAGTGTTTGCAGGTATTAAAGACCTGGAATAGGCACTCGCCCTCTTCATCAAAAGCAAATCGGTAATGAAACTGCATCTTGCCGGCGATCCTTTCATGATCTCCCGGGCTAAAGATGATGTGATTTGGCGCTTTTTCCATCATGTCAGCTATTGACTCACCTGTGGAACGAGACCATATAGCAGGATCCGCAATACCTATGATGTTGCGCCCTTTTAGGTTTGGGTCGTCGTTTTCTATCTCTTTGATTCTTCTTGCCTGCTCTACCGGATCTATCTTTAAGCCGACGTTTGGTTCTCCGGTGCAACCGTATAATTCTCTGATTCTGTAAATTTTACCTTGTGTGTCGGCAGCGTACCACCCGACAGAAAAAGGGCGAGTGTAGCCGTAGTCAAATCCTCTCCATATCTTCCAGTTCTTAGGAATGGGAAATGGATTTATAACATGAGTCCACTTATGATCGTCATAGTGGTCGGGGTTATTTCTCCATTCCGTAAAGACCTGCCCCGAAAATATATCCCAATCTCCATCTAATAGAGCTTTTCTTTCTGCCTCAGGCATCATTGCAAGAGAAGCGAGATAGTTCGGGTTATTGTTTAATAGGGCTGGGTTGTCATATACTTTTGCCGGAATGAATATCCTTGACCTTTTTTGAGAGATTACGCGACCATCAGGTGTTCTGATCTCCATTTCGTCCCATACAGTTGTCTCCGGCGGCGCCACATCAATGAATCTTTGTTTGATCCATCCGTGACCGATACCACCTGGGTTTGCTGTAGCTCGTATATATACCCTCGTTCCCGGTCCGGTCGGTCGATTTCTCGAAAACATGTAGGAATACTCATCCCATGTAAAGTGTTGTAATTCGTCAAATCCGATAAAGTCGTATGCTTGACCTTGATATTTATATCTGTCTTTCGCGTGCTGCATCGAACCAAAATATATTTTTGCGCCTGACGGAAATCTCCAGCAGTGTTCTGATCCGTTATATTTTGCGCCTCTTGATGCAACAGGATATAACTCCGCCGAACGAGATATAAGTTCTCTTGCCTCAGGGAAGGTTTTTCGGAAAATGATAGCTTTGTAGTACGGTACGTGAATCTGTCTAAGCGCTTCTGTCAGTATTGCATCAGATTTACCGCCTCCGGCAGCTCCTCCGTATAGCGCTTCATACTCAGGTCTTCTCTGAAAGGCTGACTGTCTCGGCTGCGGTTTCCAAATTACCGTCGTCTTGGGGCGTGATTGCGCTTTCATCCAATGCCTCCTCGATAGTAAGTGTAGGTAGTAGCTCTCCTTCGGCGGTTTCTATCTCAACCTTGTCTCTCCAGCTTTCAGGCTTCCTGTTTTTAAGCCAGAATATCTGTGCAGTAACATCGGGCTTGTGGTATACGTCGTATTCAACGACCTCGGGGCGAGTCTCACCATCAGGATCTCTTACCGTAATTACTTTTTGTTCTTTGGAATAGAACCCTATAGCTCTTCGATAAAGAGCGTTTTCCACCCTTATGTCGGCGATCTCTTTGCCGGTGTCTATAGCGTCGGACAGCTCTTTGTGAGATTTTTTATATTTGATCAATGTGACTTTGGATATGCCTAAATTGTGCGCGATATCTTCAAGGGTGAGCCCATTTCTAGCCCACCCTTCGATGATATCGAGCTTTGGCAGTATCTTTTGGTCATACATTGATTTTCTTGCCATATCACACCTCGAACGGATCCCCTGTTATTTCGGTGTACTCGGCAGAGGTCAGGGCTCCGAGTTCTACCAAACGGCGGAGCTGCGCCTTGGTACACCCACCTCTTTCGTACCTTTGTCTATACTTTTCAAACATCGGACTGTGCATATTAAGCCTCCTTTACCTTTTCCTGTAATTCCATGATAGCTATATCATGGTCTGTGATTTCCTGTTCCTGCTCCATTGCGTTTATCTCGAGATCTGTTATATCTCTCTCGAGATCTTCTTTGGATAATTCTTTATGTACCTCAGATAGAGGCTTTTCGTTATATACCCTCATAAATACCTCCTACGCATACGAGAACGCATAATCATTAAGATATACGCGCTCAGTTGACGAGTTTTTAATAAGTGTTATCCTTACCGCCACACCGAATCCGGATGTAGGCTCATTGGTAAACTCGTAGAGCTCATTGTTTAACACCTTGTTGGTCGCGTCCTCCCATGTGGGCGATACGGCGGCTCCGTTATTTGTAACCTCAACCGTCAAGGTTGGTGATCCTGTTTTTTCGTAGTCTACAACAACATGGATCTTCTTTGCTGCAGCATCTGTCGGGACGGTCTGAGAGTAAAACGATAATCTGTCATACAGTTTTGTGAATGTCCATGTGCGCGTCGCCGTTTGAGAATCTTCGTTTGTTGCTGTTATGGTAAGTGTATGGAGTGCTTCATCCGACAGCTGGTCAAACGTTGACATGTCAAATGTTATATCCGTTCCAAGCGGCGCTCCGGTTATGGTTTTTGTTGCCGACCCATCTATGCTTTCGGTTATGTTGACCGATGTGCCGCCGGTGTCGGTTACCTGATAGGTAAGTGTAGGACTTAACCAGATGTTACCTTTGTCCTCGTCAGAGCCCGATATCGCTACAACAGAATTTACCCTGTTAAAGGTTATGTTTTTTGTAGTCGTTGCCGATCCGTCGGTCGCGGATATCGTTATCGTGTGTGCACCTACCGCAAGGGATCTGAGTGTTGCTGTTGATACAGGAAACGTATAAGTCTGACCTAACACCACACTTGAAATGGTTTGCTCTGTTGTGCCATCAAGGGATATTGTCGCTGATACGGCGTCTGCATCTGCGTCTGTGATGTCAAAATCTATGGAAAATCCTGTGTTCTTATCTCCCAAACTATCAGAATCAGTATTTATACTCGGCGGACTATTCCACTCGAGGATGTACGCTCCATCTGAGTCCGGTGCATCTGAAACAGTTAAAGAAGAAAGCAAAGCGTAAGCGGGGGAGACCCCACTGTGCCCACCGAACGCGCCGAAGTTGACGAGCGAGCCGTCCGTGTTGACACACCGGGCATTGCGCGAGTCGCCGGAGCCCGGTGTGCGAAGCCACCAACGCCACGGACTAGTAGCAGAGGAGTAGTTCCCCTTCGCAGCTTCCGTAGCGAGATTTTTGGTGCGTCTTGAATTTTGGTTGTCTGCCGCATAATATGCGTATATAGACCCTTCTGCGACATTATTCTCGTTCGCAAGTCCTACTTCTGTCGTGGAAAGCAAGAAGATCTTGCTTGATACCGTCTCATATCCTCCACCGTCGGTAACCGTGTTTAGCGCGGTAATCTTTGATACGGTCTGAAGCGCGGCTTTAAGCTCGGGCGAAAAATTAGAAAGAAATCCCGCCTCGGTGTCATATGGGTTTATCGGCGTACCTGATGACGCCCATACATTTGAGCTGTCGGGCTTTTGGTCGGCTGAGTGCTTGGCTGTATACCACGAAGCACTGTCGGAGTTTAACCACTGTAAAAGGTTTGAATACTGATAGCGGTTGTTTCCGTAGTTTTGCCTGTCTGAATTCGAGTTGTTTGGCTCTTTTGCGTCAAAACATTTAAGAGCTATGATATCTCTGCACTCTAATGACGTGAGCCCGCTGCCGTCATGGTTATGACCCAGCACCCTGAATATGATATTTTCAGAGTTGTACTTCGTCCCGGCGTCTTTTACCAAAGATCCGGCAGGAAGCGTTGATAAAGCTTTACTCATTGTTATCCTCCTTGAAAAGATTATTATATAATTTGTCCATTTTTCTTATCAGGTAATGTGTATCGCCTCTTTTGGCGTGTGCTTTCCATCCGTCGTGGGCTTCTTTGCACTCTTTGAGAGTTATCTTTCCTTCGTCTAGGAGCTTTTTCATTTTTCTTAGTTTCCTTTTGTGGTGAATGATACTTTTCTTTGCAAGTTTTTGAACGACCTTGCCGGTATCTGTTACATAAAAGTGAAATCCGAGAAAGTCAAAGCCTTGCCTCATCGTGACTATCTTTGTTTTCTTGTCGTTTAAGTGCATACCTTCTTTTTCTACCCACTTTTCAATCTCATCTTTGCAATACCTTAAATACTCCTTGTCGTGATGGATGAGTGGGAAATCATCCATGTATCTTACATATCCCTTGATGTGCAGTCTCTCTTTGATCATGTGGTCAAGTCCGGAGAGCGCGAGAAGAGCGTCATTTTGTGATAGCTGGTTTCCAAGCGGGAACCCTCGACCTCCGGGTATTGAGTCGTGTATGTGATGTATAAGAGCTAATGTGTTCTCATCATCAAAGTGCTTTTCATACCACCTGTCGACGAGGTCATGAGGTATCGAATCAAAATATCCTTTCATGTCACATACGAGGATGTAACCGCCTATGCCGTGTTTTCTGATCTCACTTCTTAAGAGCTCTTTTAGTTTCTTAAGGGCAAAATCTGTTCCTTTACCCTTTAAACTGGCGCAGTTTGTGTCAATGAACGTCGGTGTTACCGCAGGAGTTATAATCTGATCCATGAGACATTTTTGCACGACTCTGTCATGATACTTTATGGATTTTATGTCTCTTCTTTTGCCTCTTTCGCATAGCGTAAAGCAATTGTACGGCGAGAGCTTGTATTCTCCTGCTTCCAACAGATCTTTTAATGCAAGGGTGCACTCCAATCCTCTTAGATCATAACACGCCACGCTGTCTTTCCAGCGTTTGCCCTTTCTGCAGCTTAGGTGTGCTTTGTAGAGGTTGTCAAAGTCTGTTAAGATTTTATAGTCATCGTTTATCATATTCTAACCGCGCCGTCACACCGCGGGCAGGTCATAAGATAGCGCGGTTTATCTCACTTCCTTTTGCCTAAGCTCTGTATTCTTTGATGCAAAGTGTCGGTGATCATTGTTTTGCCTCTACGAGGCAAGGGCGTGTCCTCCTTACGTGGTTTTATCGTGCTTTCGGCATATGCTTACTCGGTCTGATTCCACCTAATCGGGGGAGACTCCATTGTTCCCATTGAACGCGTTGTTGTTGTTGAGCGAGCCGTCCGTGTTGACATTCCGGGCATTGTTCGAGTTGCCGGAGTTCGGTGTGCGAAGCCACCAATTCC